TCACCTTTCGTCTTACATAACTTTAAAATTTCTCTCTTAAAGTTCTCTTCTCCAAACTTCTGGATATCTTCTAACAATTCTTCACAAGATCCCCAGTAATCTTTCCAGTCGGATTCTAAAACAAAATGTTTTCTTCTCTTCTTATCTTTAACTTTCTTTGATCGATAAGAATTAAATTGCTTCTTTCCGATATATTTTCTTCCGGTAATCTCATTTGTGATTATGTATATGAATCCAAAATAAATTGGATTCATCTCAACGTATTCTTTGTTCTCATATATCCAAGTTCTCATAGAATGTATTTATTATAAATAGTTCTATATGCAATCTTTCAAATCATTTCTTCTAAAAGAAGCCACAGAATATCATAAAGAAAACCAAATTCCTGTGTACGATTCTATATTCAGATATGGATCAGAAGGTTATTTTGCACTAATAGAAGAGTATAGAAAATCAGATTTGGAATTAACTGAAGAAGAAAAAGATTTTCTAGATTCTGATATAGGTAAGTTTGGGATCTACGAAGATCAAGAAGTTCCTCTAGATTTACCTTTTATCGCCGAAGCAGAATATAATGGTCAAGATGTAGAATTAGATAAACCAAAGCGTGGTGGCAGAAAGAAATTCTATGTGTATGTAAAGAATGATAAAGGTAATATCATTAAAGTTCAATTCGGTGACACTTCTGGTCTGAAAGTTAAAATCAATGATCCAAAAGCAAGAGCATCGTTTGCTGCAAGACATAAATGCAAAGAAAGAACTGATAAGACTAAACCATCATACTGGTCTTGTCGTATCCCAAGATTCTCAAAATCTTTAGGATTATCTGGTGGAAATAGGAATATATTTTGGTAATGACAGATAAAATTGATCTATATTTGAGAACTATGGATACTTTTAAAGATAATAGAATAACAGTTAATTCCTTCTTCAGAGAATTTTCTCCAGAAGTAGAAGAATCCCAACTTGTTTGGCATAGAGATAAGAAAGATAGAAAAATATCTATTGTATCTGGTAAGAATTGGAAAATACAGTTTGATAACGAGTTACCTAAAGAATTAATAATCGGGGAAGATATCTTTATACCAAAGGATATCTTTCATCGAATTTGGCGGGGAGAAGATATTCTTAGATTAAAAATAGAGGAATCATAAATAATCTTATGTCAACTGTCCCTTCATCTCTAGATCAATCCAATAGTGCTCTATATAAGTTTCAATTCGATAAGCTACCAAATACGGTATATTGGACGTACTCCGTCACTTTACCAGGAGTTACATTCGGAGAAGTAATACAACCAACACCATTTCTTGACATTAAACGTCCAGGGGATAAGTTAATATTTGATCCACTCACAATCAACTTTATTGTCCAGGAAAATCTGGCGAATTACATAGAAATATTCAATTGGATGGTAGGTTTGGGTCATCCGGAATCTTTGGATCAATATAAAACATGGACATCACAAGGCGGAAAAACCCCAAAACAAAATATATATTCGGATGGTATATTGACTATTCTTTCTAATAAACAGAATCCTATTGTTAGAATTAAATTTATTGATTGTTTTCCTACGGCTCTTTCCCCGCTAACATATGACTCATCAATAACAGATGTAACACCGATTACAACTGATTTAACCTTATCGTATTCATATTACAAAATAGAGGCTCTATAATGTATTCATTTAAACAATTTATAGTAGAAGGAGAAGGTCTTACAAATAGAAGACCAGGCGAAACTTTCGTTGATAAAGATAAATCTCCTATCGCATTTGTAAGCGTAGAATTCTTTCCAACAAAAGATGATTTTGAAGGAGATCTAGATTCTGTTACTTTTGTGAATAAACCACTATCTAATCTAACTTCCTTAGGAGTTGCAACATTTAAGAATTCTGCTGGAGAAGAACTTCTTTTCGGTAAGTGGGTTAAACCAGGAACAAAGGCTTGGCAAAATTCTAATCCTGGATTTTTTGAATACAAATCAAAAGCAACTGCAAAAGAAGAATCTGGATTGAAACCAACTGATTTCTTGAGTAGACTGGAAAATCTCACTCCGGATGATATTCTCAAACAAGTAGAAAGTGCTTTTGGAAAAGGATCACCTCTATATCTAGCAACTCAAGAAACAATTAAATTTGGTTATCCAAAGACACCAGTAACACTGGATGGATTAAGTGAAACTGGTGTCACAAATTATTTTGCTGAAATCTTACAACCAATTGCATTAATGTCTGGTGAATACGATGGAAATGCAGGAGATGGTCTTAAAGTTCTAGTAGGAACTTCTAATCTTTCTAAATTTAAGATTAACTTTCCAACTGGAGTTACACAAGGTCTATACGATTCTTATCTAACATCTGGTGTTAAACAAGTAAATATTTCTTCTAAGTTTGGTTCTGCTGCACAATCAGCAAAAGCATCTGTAACTAATCTATATAAGATTTACAAAGATTATAAAGATAAAGATATGTTTGATGAATATCAAAAAGAAATTGAGATCATGAGAATTGTTACTGAAGAGAACCAAGAAATGGCACCAGTTCTAATTGGTGTGCATTTAGGATTGATATCTGAAAAAGAAAAGAAAGATATCACAAACTTGAAGAAAAATTCGAGTGTGAAGTTAACATCAAATATCATTAAGATGAGAGATTCTATCAAACCAGGTGCAGGAAAAGAACCAGATCCATACTATCATGTAATCGCTGGTGTTGCGAAATCTGTTTGTGCTTATATTAATGAAACAGAAGATATTCAATTTAGTAGAGTAGCATCAATGCTATTAAACGGAACTGTAATTCAGATTTACACAAAAGCAAAAGCAAAATCTGGGGTTGTTACATTCTCGAAGTTCGATACAAAATGGCCGTCAGATGCAGTCACAAACGTATTAATTGAATCTGGAACAAGATATAAGACAAACAGAGTAGACGGTAAGCTGGGATATATTGTAAAAAGTAAATAGAAAATGTTAATTTTATGAATACTAATTAAAGGACATTGACTTAATCAAAAATAGATAAGAAGAAATAACAAAATGAATTTGGGAGGCTTTTGGCCTCCCAATCTTTTTAGTATGTTTTCTTCCCGATCGAGTACTTCGCAACAAGTTCCCAATTATTCTTTTCTGAGTGAGGAATAATTTTGATCTTATTGATTGGACCAAAATTTGACATCTTATTTGGAAATTTAAAAATCTTCTTTCCTGTTTCGACATCTTCTCCGATATATTGAGAATCGACTACCTCACATAATCCCCAATCATGTAACAATTTTGCAATCGTATTCCTACGACTTTTATCAGTTTCATCAAGTTCATTCGCCTTATTATCTAATGCGAATAATTCTTTGAAGTGAACTAGATAATACTTTCCTTTCTTATGAAGGATATGACAAGATTGGTATAACTTTTTATCTTTATTAGACGCAATTCCAATTCGTGTAAGAGTTTCCTTACAAAGCAAAAACGCTTCTTCTGAAGCTAAATTAATTTCTATAAAAGAATCAATTAAATTCTGAATTCTATCATTCATCACTATTCCTCTTGGGATCTGATTTCGATTTCACGATCCCACCCTTATCTAAATATATTCTCATATCATGAAGATCTTGAGAAGAAATAAGCGATTCATATTCTTTGGCTTTTCTAAGAGAAATATCGTAATATTCAGCTATAATTTTTGCTTTATCAGATGTTTGTAATTTCTTAGCCCAAGGAACAAATCTTTTCTTCTTTCGAACTACATATAGATAATATTTATATTGTAGAGTTTTATCTAAAAAGGGATGAATATTCATTTCTTGGGCAGAGAGATGAGTATCAATCCCCATACTCATCGCTTTATTAATCATAAAAGGAACATAATCTGAGTCGTTAAAATCAGATATCATATCAAAATCTTTATCGAAATTAATCGAATCAATAATTTTGAATAAAGGAGATTTTTCTTTAGACATAATTATTCCTTGAACACACACTCTGCCATAATCTGAGTAAACATGGCAGTCATATTAATCTCATGATCCGCAACAAACGCAGCCTTATATTGGTAATCTGCAAGAATTAAGATCGCAGCAGGAATAGAAGCAGGTAGCAGATAATCTTCTAGGGATTCGAAAGTTGTACGAACAATATGTGCTGGGTCAGATTCTAGATTCTCAGCAACCCACTTTCTCATATTAGAGAACTGTTTATCTTTTAAGAAACCCATTAATTCTTTAACAGAAATATTCTGAATATAAGCCATTACCCCAACATCAATCTTACCATTCGTGTCAAAATAACGCTGTAGTTCAGATAAAGTCTTACGAAAATCTGGAAAGAATTTCATAATAATTTCAGCAAGAACTTTCTTGTCGTAATCAACTTTTTCAATCTCAAGAATATTTTCAATTCTCTTCATAAACTTAGCAGCTAACTTAGACTTATCTTTAGAATGGATTGAAAATTCAAATACAGTAAGACGCGAAATAAGTGGTCCATTTAATTTGTGTTGATAATTACAAGTAATAATAAATCGACAGTTCTTAGAAAATTCATTAATAGCATTTCTCAATCCCAACATCATAGCAGGCGATAAACCATCGCCTTCATCGATAATAACAACCTTCATACCACCAGAAAGAGAAACTGTTGAAGCGAAAGTATTAATCTTTCCTCGTAGAACATCAATGCCGTTTTCATCAGAACCTTTAATAAATAAAACATCACAATCTAATTCCTTACACATTGCCAAGGCAACTGTAGTTTTGCCAATACCAGGCTTTCCTGATAGAAGCATATTAGGAATATCTTTCTTCTCAACAAAGTTCTTAAAAGCATTCTTTGTTTCATTAGGAAGAATACACTCATCAATAGTTTGTGGTCTGTATTTTTCCGACCAGATTGAAAATTCTTTTTTCATAAAAACCTCATATTATAAAATGAAAAACAGCAGTATATTTTTATTATACTGCTGATCAGATATACATCAAAATACATTGATAATTAGAACTTAGAATCGCCTTCTGCGGCGATAAAGTATTTCAAATCAGAACGCATATTCTTGAAACACGTAATACCTTTATTTGAGATTGTTACTTGATAATCACCTTCCATCATCTTAAGATTAGTAATCTTTAGATAAACACTAAATGTTTTATCAAAGGTTGCATTTGTATGCGAAGACCAAGTATTGGTAGAAGAATTTGTCTTATCGAGTACATTAATATGTACACCAGAATCAGATGAAGTGAATTGTAAATCATCAACACTTAGAATTGATGATGCCTTATTAATCCGCTTTAAAGTATCTTCAGAAAGTTGAAATGTAATATCTTCTGATGGCATCGTAATTCGCTTGCTTGGCGAAGCGATAAGATCAGAATTACAATAAAAGATCTTAGTTACATCTGATCCTGTCGAGATCTTAAGATGATTATCGAAAAATTCGATCGAAGGATTATCAAACATACTAGCCATAAAACTCAGTAATTGACGCACATCGTAGATCGCAAAATCTACAGGAAATACATCAGGAACAATCGCCTCAGCAAGTACGGTCTTGCCTTCAGTCATGGTACGGATCTCAGATCCAGATTTAATAACAATTCCGTTATTAATTGTTGCAAAATTACTTAGAACCTTTGTTGTAAAGGCGTCAAGATGAATCGCATTTGTTTTTGTTTTTGTTGCCATATTTTATACCTTCAATTTATTATAAACTATATCTTAGTTTCTATCAATACTTGTTTCTAAAATCTTTGGAAAATATTTCTTAATGAAATTCTTATTCAAGTTCTTGAATGGATTCTTTTTTTGAATAAGATTATTAAACACAAAATCAGATTCTTCTGCGTGCATACTTTCTAAGATTTGAATTAGTTTAACTTTCTTTCGATCTGGATCCAGCGGGGACTTTTTCTGAAAGATGTATAACCTCTTAATTTCGTGATCTAAAGTTGAATCAGATATTCCTGCTTTGTTGTGTTTTGTGTTATAAATTACATTCTTAAATTTCTCGAATTCAATATTCTCATTATGAAATATTGCTAAGACTTTTGCGACTGCAGGTCGCATATTCTTCTTCATATATTCAGCTCTCTCTTCTGAGTTCTGAATTTTATCTGCTTCTTCTAGTATCTTTTGCGCTGGTTTCTGAAACATTAAAAATCTCCAATATTATTGAGTAATGCTTTCAATCCATTCCTCATAAGATATTTATACACATTCGTAGAAGTTGCTTCAATCGGTTTATGAATTTCATCTAAGACTTGTTTTTCTAATGTTTCTGGAATATAATCAAAGTCTATTAGATACTTATTTCTCATAAATCCACGATACTCTGTTTCAGAAAGAATTGACTGAGGATTTTTAGTTGACATAATAAGATCAATCTTCTTTTTAGTTAGTCTCTTCTGTCTCTTATTATTATTCACGAAAGTATCGTCATCTGATAAGAAATTCGGGATACCATCGCCACCATCACCAGTTAAGATCTTCTCAAGTAAGAATGATTTCGGATTAGATTCTCTAATCCAAGATTTAGAAATAGTAGAATATTGTGCAACGTTCGAATACTTTTGCAACTGAACGAAGTCTTTATCTCCAGAAACAATTAAAATCTTCTCTGTTTCGTGATAGTGTTTTGTTAGAACCGCAATAATATCGTCGGCTTCAGCAGTATGAATTTCTAGATAATGATAAGGAAAGTTATCCTTAATTTCTGTCTTAATTTTATTAATTGTCTTGAAGATCGCATTCCAATCAAAGATAGAAGCGTCACGTGATCTCTTTCTATTCGCCTTATAATGTGGGAATAGTTCCTTTCTCCAATAGTTAAAAGAATCTGAGCAGATTATAAGTTCGCCGTATTCTTCTGAAAATTTAGATCTTACCGATCTGATGGCATTTAAGATCATATGTCGTAGGAAATCTTCCTCAACATTATCGTCTTTTGATATATTAATTTGTTGCATCAAATTTGATACAACTATTTGGTTAAGATCCAGAAGAATCATATTTTATTTTCCTTTACAATTATTTAGCAAAGACTTATATCTGAAAAATACGCATCTTCATATATATCAAGACATTCGATTAATATAAGTCCTATTTCTTCCATGCATTCAGAAATTTCTGGTGTAACAATTCCTTCTTCGACTAAGATTGTTTCATCCTGGCGATATTGGCATTTCATCCCTGAACAATAGTAATCAAGATAATCTTCTTTTTTAGAAAACCAAACCCTTCGAATAGATGATACAAATTTTCCGGCACTTCTCCAAGAGTATCTATATTCTCGATTATCAGAATCGACCCAAACGGTATTACATAATGCAGCATAGAAATTCTGAGCGAATACATAATCTGAAAATTTGTGCAAAAATGTTGATTCTACAACTCTGTTAAGAAAAATTGAAGAAGAAGTTAATTCTTCCATCAGCGTTTTATTTTTGTTATTTGTCATAATTTTATTAGGATTACATTAAAGAAAACTGTCAAGTGTCTTACAGAAAGTTACTTTCTTAGATTTCGTAGATATGGTATTATTTATGGTTGGTTCTTCACAAATTAGATCTAATTTTGCCATCGCCTCATCCTGAAGTATTTCCCAATTTGTACGCCATCCCAACCCTTTATCATTATTTGATGCTTTTGCGTTATGTACATCTACGCTACAATTTCTCATATCTTGATTTCGTATATTAATATCTGGTTTATTTTGAACTCCAGATTTAACATAGATTTTAGATAGAGGGACCCATTTCTTTACAATCTTAGAATTGATGTCGCCTTCTATTTCAAAATCCCAAACAATTTTACCACGCACATATCTTTCTTGTTCGCCGAATACAGTCTTAACTACTTTAGCAACTTGAGCAGTCTTTCTTGATTCAAATTCTGTTTTCATAATTATATTATTTAGACCTAGACCCAGACCTAGACCAAGACTCAGACCCAGACCAAGACCCAGACCTAGACCAAGAATAAGACCCAGACCAAGAATAAGACCTAGACCAAGAATAAGACCCAGACCTAGACCAAGAGCAAGACCCAGACCCAGACCAAGAATTATTATTTCTTTTGTAGATTGATTTTTTAATCATAATTTAATTACCACAAGACCTAGACCTAGACCCAGACCTAGACCTAGACCCAGACCTAGACCAAGACTCAGACCCAGACCCAGACCAAGAATAAGACCCAGACCAAGAATAAGACCCAGACCCAGACCTAGACCAAGACCAAGAGCAAGACCCAGACCCAGACCAAGAATTATTATTTCTTTTGTAGATTGATTTTTTAATCATAAAAAATGATGGGTGGGAATTTCACCCACCCAATTATTACTAACCTTCTAACCTTCCTTACCTACACCAAAAGACTCAATCGCAGTCTTCTGAATGTACCAGATGCTAGTCGGAAGATTCTGAGCATCCTTGTACTTCTTCTCACTGAGGGGACCAGTCTCATAAACGATTCGTGCAGCATCTAGCTTAATACATTCATCGTTTACACCCACAAGCGTACCAGCATAGATGTAATTCGCACAGAATACCATCACATGCTGACCTAGAAGAGCCATGAACCCTTCCTTTTCAACCTCAACAACATTAACAAGTGTCTTCATAATTATCCTTTACCTTTATTATACTAAATTTTGCTTCTCAAACCAATCTTTATTTTGCGGGGAACTAATTCCCCGCTTCAGCAGCAACTTCCTTGCTCTTGCGCTTCGCAATCTCAGCCTTCGCCTTTTCGAACAACTCCTTCTTCGACATAGACTTCTTAGGATTGAAATTCTTCTTCACAACAGGTTCGGCCGCAACAGCAGTCTCAACGATCTCGGCCGATTCATTCTTCGTTACCTTCGGCATCTTAGGAGCCTGAGTCTTCTGGGTTTTCGGGGCAGGGGAAGGCGTCGAATCATCTACGCCAGTCCAAGGTGCCTTATCAGCCAACCATTCGCTGGGAATCGCATATTGTCCACGGCCAACACGAGTCTTAGAACCATATCCAATAGCGACAGAAGCGAACTCAGTTTGACCGATCGGATTAATCTTTCCGACAGCCTCAACATCAGCACGAGTGAAAGAAGAAGCATTCGGATGATTAGCCATCAGAGTCTCAACGAAAGCCTTCAGAGCGAGAGAACGATTTACCTTAGTACGAGCCATAATATATTTTCCTCAATTTTTGAATTTTTACTACTTCCTGATTACATTACCATTATACCTTTTCGGTACGAGGAAGTCAAGGACTTCCGAAAAATTTTTTAGAAGTTCAACATCTCCATCGGAACAGTCACAATCGTCCCAACACGATACAGAGGATAACGCAGATTCGTGCACTCAAGAACCTTGACATGCGCACGCTTCCGGGCGATCTTCGTGACAGTTGCAACGTACAACCCAGAATCCTTGGCAGACTTGAACTTCACAGCGTCACCAACATACATATCACGTTTGATAGCAGCACGCTTCGCTTCCTGGCGATACTTAATTGCAAATTGGATCTGAACCATATCAGCATCCGAAGCTGCCATAATAAAGTCACGAACGTCGGAGATAGTCGTCGTTTTCATACTTTCATTGTACCTTTTCTTGAGAATTTTGTCAAGGAGTTTGCGAAAAATTTTTTACAGAGTGTCGTACCAAACAGCAGTCTTCGGGAGACGCTTTTCCGGCATCACCACCGTACGATCAACACCACGCTTCGTAGCGTTCCACTTTCCCGCAGCCAAAGCAGTGCGGGTCGTATTACCCTGTCCGAAGATCACTTTCTGACCGTTCAATTCACCGACGAGGTAGAAGTTCATATTTTCCTTTGTCCTTTCGATCAACCTTACAGAACCATTATAGCTCGTCCATTTCGGTATAGCAAGGAATTCGTAAATTTTTATTCCCTTTGTTTTCAATGACTTGACTGTAAACCATTGATTCTAAAGAGAATAAAAATTTCACCTCTGTTCGAGAGCATGTGGAAGTCGAATCTAGAGGATCGCAAACGGCTCCTGGATGGTCCAGGACGAATCGCTGGTCCTTCGGTATACCCAGGGTATACTGATCCAATTGAAATTAAACCTTGTGAAGCCAAAATTTTTATTCTCTTTGTTTTCAATAGTTTACAGTCAAGTCGTTGAAAACAAAAGGAATATTTTTCTGAGAAAAAGTTGCTATTCCGAGAGCTCTTTAGTATACTGAATGTATGGTTAACAAAAACTCAACAATCGTTTCTTTTAATCGTGTTCAGAATGGTCTGTTCGAAATTCTCTTGAATGGGTCTAAAACGAATTGGGAAATCTTTAACGGACGTATGGGTGCTAGTGGTCGTGGGAATAATTTCTATGGTCTACATAATGTAGAAACTGGCAAGATTATCTGGGCTGGTTCGTTGGCTTTTGCGAAGCAAATTACTTCGGCTATGATTAAAAAATACGGAAAATAATAAAGGGATCCTAGGATCCCTTTAAAAATCATTCTGTAGTTTTCGTTGATTTTTGACTCAGTGCAGTATTCAACATAAGCACCTTTGTGATATCTTCAGAACAGTATATTATCCGATCAGTTCTCCAATTTACATCTCCCATCACACAATAGTACTTGAAGTACACATCTGATTTTTGTTCTACATAATAGGAATCAGATTTTCCTGATGCTGTAATACTTAGACCTATAACACCAACCAAAAATGATCCAATCAATAAATATCCAATCTTAAGATAATCCATTCCTTATCTCCTTAATTAAATAGAAACTCAGACCAGTCAGGATAAACAATTGCCTTATTTCTAAGGAGAGTTGTTTGTGTATGGATTCCTGCTTTTGTCGGCTTCTTTAATATTTTCATTCCCGCCTCTTCCGGTGTTCTATTTCCCTTCACAGTATTACATTTCTTACAACTAGAAACTAGATTATCCCACTTAGAAGTTCCGCCTCTTGATTTTGGCATAACATGATCAATCGTAAGAGAGCGTTCAGTACCAACTTCACCACAATATTGACACAAATAATTATCTCTTAAGAAGAGATTCTTTTTCGTTAGTTTATGTGAACGATCAGGAATCTTATGATAATTAATTAGTCGTATAACTGTAGGTAGAGATATCTCTGAAGATACTGATCTCCAAATATGAGAAGAGTATTTCTCGATAGTTGCAACACCACGATAAATCATCTTGATCGCTTTTTTAAGCGAACAAGTTTGTATAGGAAGATAAGAGGAATTTAAAATTAGAACATGCATTGGAGTGAATTTGGTGGCTGCAATCAGATTTGAACTGATATCTTGAGTTCTTCAGACTCATGCTGAATCCCATCCAGCGACATACAGCCACGTATTAATATTTATGTGCGTACATGATAATTGTACCAAATCTGCGTACGAATATCACGATTTTCGGTTTTAAGAAGTTTCTTCATTGCATTCTTTCGGGCAATCCGTTTTACGTCACGATCACGTGAGTCTTGCGCACAAGTAACAGTTCGCATCTCAACATCGTTGTAATAAAGTCTTGCTGTTGTTACACGCCTTCCATCTGCGAAGGAGTACATAAAATCAAGTCCAACTGGAACACTCTTACCATTATCTAGAATATCAAAACGAATCATAATTTATTCTCCTAAAATAATCTTTCGGTATACTTTTCTTGTTAGTTTCGAATCATATAAAGCATTATGAGTTTCAGTATCATCTACTTCGATTCCGAATGCCTTACAAACAGTACTTAATTTAAAATCTGGGAATTTAGATCTTTCTTCTTTAAAGAATTCTACAGCAAATGGAGCGATATCTATTGTAGGCCACCAAATATAAGAACCATAATATTCATCACCACAATTCTTAAAGAAAGCTCTCAGAAAGCTATCATCGAATGTTGAATTGTAACCAACCAAAAAGAATTTATCGCTCTTATCAAATCTACTCACGTATTTGTTGAATAATTTAGTGATCTCGATATAAGCTGCCATTGGCTGAAGAAATGTTTTCATTTCTTCTTTCGTGACTCTATTTATATCAAGAGATTCTTGCGACAACAGCTGTCCTGGAAATGGTTGTAATTTAAAATCGAATTCTTCTACAACTTCACCATCGATATCAATTAATCCAGCTAATTGAATGACTGCGTGTCTAGATGGATCTAGACCTGTTGTTTCTACGTCACAAAACAGGGTTTTAATTTTCTTAATCATATACATTTATCATATACTTTATGAGATAAAAAGTCAAGAATCCTATGTTTGGGAAATCTCATACTAAAGGAACAAAACTTAAAATGTCATTAGAAAGAGTTGGTCCTAAAAATGGTTCTTATGGAAGAAGATGGTTTTACAATCCAGAAACATTAGAGAATATTAAATGTTTACCAGAAGATAAACCATATAATTTTATAAGAGGAAGAAAGATTAAAAAATGATATCGAAGCGATGAGAATCGAACTCATATCTACTGATTCAAAGTCAGTTGCTTTGCCATTAAGCGACGCTCCATTAAACCGATCACATATTCACTATACTATATTCTTATTTATTTGTCAATTAATTTTTGGTGCCTCTTGGTGGTTACGATCCACCGTTGCACGATTATCAGTCGTGTCTTTTTCCATTAAAGTAAAGAGGCAATATAATCTTCAGTTAACATATTTGTCGAATGCTCTAGCCAACTGAGCTACAGAACCAAATTATCTAGGGGTAGATATTGTATCTAAATTTTTTCCTGAAAGAGAAACTCTAAGAAAATTATGCGCCCAAGAACGATCATAAAAATAAGATTTAGATTTCAAAAGATAATTAGACGAACAGTAGAAATCGTTATGATCACCTGAAAAACAATCTGATTTAATATGATTTTTTGTTCTTAACATAATATTTGGCGGCGAGTGTTGGATTCGAACCAACGGAAGTGTTACCTTCGACAGTTTAGCAAACTGTTCCAATAAACCTGACTCTGGCAACTCACCTGAAATCTGGAGGAAAGTGATAGCATCGAACTATTGACCCTAAAGTCACCACAGTTTTCAAGACTGTTTGGGGAGCCAACCCCGGCACCTTCCTTATCCTTTATTTAATTCTTCTTCAAACTTAGACAACGAATCTCGCAATTCTTTCCATTGTTCTTCTTCTAAAATAACTTCAGAATAATCTCCGAATCTTGATCGGAAACCGAAGATATATTTTATTGCCAAACCAATTCTGTGTAAGAGAGGCTTTGGTGACAGATGAGAAGAAAGATATACAATTCTATCTTCATGATCTGGAGACAAGAGAAAATGGTGATCTAGAGATCCACAATCGCATCTGAATATTATTGGTTTTGACATAATTTTATGGTGGAGCAGGTAGGAGTCGAACCTACATACCCGCAAGGGGCGTCCGGGTTACAGCCGGATACAGAAACCAGTCTCTGCAACTGCTCCAAAATTCTATTTATTAAACTTTAAATCCGTTCTCGTTACACCATTTAACTAATTCAGATAACTTATAATCAAACATATTACCAATTGGACTCTTTTCGAAGTTTTCGTCTCTGTTAAGAGTACCAGAAAAACTAAATCTAGCAAATGGATTCACCAATACTTTAAATTCTTCTTTCTTTTCTGCGTATTCTCTAACACCACAAACTAAACACATTCTCATCTCTCCATGAGAATCATCGTAATCGTGAGAATATGAACCACTATATGCTGTATATAGAATGATAACTTTAGAATGTTTACATTCATCAGCACAATCTTCATATTCTTTAAGGAGATGTTGTGAAGTGTTCAAATATTTATGATATTTTTCACGAATATCTTTTGCTAATTTTATGTAGTTCATAATATTTTGGTGGAATCTGACAGAATCGAACTGTCATTTTCTGAATGCAAATCAGAAGTTTTCCCATTAAACTAAGACCCCATCTATCTTTATTCAGTATACTATATTTTTAGTATTTTGTCAAAATTTATTTATATGCAATAATCAGTCGCCATACTATATTCTCTCCGTTACTTTAATTCTAAAAACAGGACTTAAGAATTCTGCACTATCAGCGACATTTATTTTAACCGTATATTTATGGTATGAAAAGTCAGGAATTTGTTCCTTTATCTGATCACGAAACCACCAGTGAAAATAACAATCTTCTCCTGGTTCTGCTGAACGCTTTATTAAGCTCAATGCTTCTTCATGTGTTATATGTAAATCAAAGATCATAATTATTTCCCAACGATGCTTATAACTTCAACTTCAGCAGTATCTAGATCAATCTTAGCATAATGATTTAAATTTGTATCCAGATTCAGATTAATATCTCCTTGCGGAGTATTATACGACTGTGGCCTGGAATATGTAGAATGTCCAACAATCTGATTTAGAAATTCAATTTCTCGAAGAGAACACCAATCCATCCATGTAACACCACCATGTGTTTCCCATCCTCCACGATCTTTACCTGCACCAAGCCAAGTGTTATATTCATTCATAAAGATGGAATCTTTGATTTCTTGTTCTTTATATAAGAACCATTCCTTTACTGGTTCAGTCTCTACTATATCATAACCAGAACTACCCTTTAACATCTCATCAAAACAAAAGGGAGTAAAACTAGGGTGAAGACCAGCATGAGAGAATAGAAAATGTTTTCCAGCAATTTTTTCATATCTAAATGGTTTAATCTTTCTAAGAAAAGCCTTATCTAAGGTTGCATCTACAATTGATTGTTTCTGAGAAGACCAACCAGAACATCTATATTGATAGACTTTTGTAAAGTAGTGTGCGTCATGATTACCAAGTAAGAATGTGTATCTATCATTATCTACATTCTTATTTAGGAAATTACACATCTCTTTTGTGTTGAAATCATAATCAAACGAATCGAAATAATCGCCCAAGAAGATGATTTCTTTCGCATTCTTAGCATCTTCTGTTGACAGAATCTGTTTTAGACGATCTAAATTTTGATGAATATCTGAAATAATTAGATTATACATAATAATTTACACTTAGTTAAAATTTTGGTAGTCCCAACAGGATTCGAACCTGTATCTGACCAGTTATGAGCAGGCTGCTCTACCTTTAAGCTATGGGACTATATTATTATTGTTCTACTATAATTACGGTCCCTTCTACAAGACCATAGGCAGAATTTTCCTTAAAGATATGTGTCTTTGGTGCCTCAGATAGATCTCGCTTCGTAGTCAAATACCAGAGCGAGGGTACACTAGAACCTTGGGTTTTCCAAGTGATATATTCTAACTTTTCTCCTTTTTGGAGAGTGATGGTTTGTGTTCCACCAATCCTAGCAGTACGTTCATTCTGCGAACAAGACACAAGTGTTAAACACATTAAAGCAATAACAATGACAATTTTCTTCATATTTTCACCTATAAAATTTTGGTGCGAATGGTGGGGGTCGAACCCACAAGTCATTAAATGACGACGGATTTTGAGTCCGTTGCGGTTGCCAATTTCGCCACACTCGCATTTGGTACTGGAGGAGGGATTTGAACCCTCACCCTATTCGGACAAATTTCTAAGACTTGCGTGTCTGCCGTTCCACCACTCCAGTATACTAAATCTCCTTGATCATGAGAACAGAATCGTTAGTCTCATCAGCAATTTCCCATCCCTCAGCCTGGAGAACTTCCATACTCTTCCAATCATTCAAGTCAATCCACTGCTTAATCACTCGAAACATTTTGATTAACCTCTCTTTATTTAGTATAACTTACAGTTTACTTTTTGTCAAGCTCTTTATGTTCTACTTCCGGCGAAGGCAAGTCGTACCAGCGATATCCTCAAAGTCATCAATCGAATCGGCGAACGACAGGATATTCGCCATCTTAAGAACCATTCGAAGAGACAGCTCCCGCATCCGATTCGCATTATCCTTGATATAAGAGATAAGATATTCAACATTCTTATCGTTAAGACCGACGGTATAAGCCATATCGGTATTCCGAAGAACATCTTCGATTCGCAGGATGTACTCACGAGCCGAATCAAAGTTCAAATCGATATAGAACGAACGAGAGATAAGAGCCTGGAAGTGAGGAGCCAGGGACTTACCCTGAGCGATCATCGTCTCGAAGTTAAGATTCGTGATGAAGATCACCGACCCACGAAATTCAAAAGTCGAAGGAATCTCCTCACCAACCTCATCCATAAAGATCTTCTCAGATCCCCAGGTAATCATCCGACGCTTACCAGAATCAAGAGCAGTCTTCAAAAGATTCAAGGCAACTTCATCGCCGAAGGCAGAGTCAGCATCGTCGATAAGAATAACCGAATTGTCGTGACGATTATTCCAGAGTGCCTTGAAGATTCCAGTCGGCTTCACATATCCAGAGATTTTCTGATATGTGATCTTCGAATCATCAGCAGCAGACTCAAGCATTCCTTCGATCGTGTAGGTCTTACCGATACCAGCAGGACCGGAGACAATCATCGAACGAACCCGACCAGCAACAACGCCAGCAGCCATACGGTCTAGCGTCCGAAACCGACGACGCATAGAATCAAGCAACTCTTCGTCGGTCTTTTG